TTGATGGACATCAGACTTCCCTCACTGTTATGCCGTGCCGTTCCAACATGAGCTTCCTCTTGATCACGTAGTCGCGCGTTCGCATGCCCTTGGCATCTTCGACTACACACCGTTCGCCCTCGAAGTACATGAAGTCGGCCACGTAGACCACAGGGCGCTCGGCCTTTCCATCAGCATTGCGCTGGCCTTCTATTAGCGTGAACTTCGGCTGCAAACGCAGATCGCTGATTCGGCCAGCTTTCTCCAGCAGCCGCAGCTCGGCGTACCGGGCGGCCTCGCGCTTGCTATCGAACGTAATGCCATCCAGTTCAGTTTTCTTGCTGCGGTACTTGGTTGCTCTCAATGTCAGTCCCTCAACATGCTGTACTTCTTTTTCGGTTGCGATTCGGCCTGGTTGCGCGCAGCCGCCACCTCCTGCGGGTCGGCATCCAGAAACCGGGAGTACTGCCCCTGGAACACCAGCGTGACCTCACCAAGCGGACCCATGCGCTGCTTACGAATCAGGATCTCAGCCAGTCCCTTCATGGGACTATCCGGGTTGTAGTAGTCGTCTCGGTAGGCCATCAGGATCACGTCGGCGTCCTGCTCGATGGCGCCGGATTCGCGCAGGTCGCTCATGATCGGTCGCTTGTCGGTACGTTCCTCGACCTTGCGAGACAGTTGGGACAGCAGGATGATCGGGCAGCCCATTTCCCTAGCCACCAGTTTCAGGGCGCGGGTGATTCCGCCCAATTCCTCATTCCGGTTGTTACCCTCGCCCCGCATCAGTTGCAGGTAGTCGATCACGATCAGGTCGAGGCTCCCCATGCGCTGACGCACCTTACGGGCCGCCAGGCGAACCCGAGCCACGCTTGCCAGCGACGGATCGTCGGCGATTACAAGTCGCTGGTCTTGCAGCCGACCAAGCGCGCCCGTCAGCTTGGTGTAGTCGTCCTGACTCAATTTGCCGTTGCGCATGCGGCGGCTGTCGATCTCCCCAAACCGTGACACGCTGCGCTCCGCCAACTGTGCGGCCGACATTTCCAGGCTGACGACCAGAGCAACGCCTCCGGCAACGCTCACGTTCTCGGCGATGTTGATGGCGAGCGTGGTTTTACCCATCGACGGCCGGCCGGCGATGATGATGAGGTCGCCGCCCTGCAGCCCGCTCGTCTTGTCGTCCAGGTCGGAGAAGCCCGTCGCTAACCCCGACACCGCGCCACCCCGGTCTACCCGAGTTTGCAGGGCATCCAGGACGCCCGTAAGCAACTCGCCGATGGCCTTCGGCTCCTGCCCGGCCTGGCGCGTATCCGCCAGCGCCATAGCCAACCCGGTAGCGCGCTCGACCAGCTCTGCAGGATCGCTGGATTCCGCAGCCAGGGCGGAAATCTCATTACCCAGCGTCAGCACGTCTCGCCGGATGCGGTGTGCCCGGACAATTTCCGCGTAGCGAAGCAAGTTCGCGCTGCTGGGGACGGCATTTACCACGGAGTTGAGGTATGCCATGCCGCCAGCATCCTCGGTCTGCCCAGACGCTTGCAGCGCATCGAACACCGTCAGCACGTCAGCAGGCCGGCATTTATCCATCAGACCGGCAATGGCGCCGAAGATCAGCCGATGATCGTGGCGATAGAAGTCCTCTGCCGAAAGCATGCCGTCCAGCCGGTCCCAGGCCCTGGCATCCTGCAGCAGCGCACCCAGGACGGACTGCTCGGCATCCACCGAGTGCGGGGGGACGTGCGGATTCATGCGGCCTCCCGGTGAAACGCTTTGGCTTGCAAGCCCTGCGTACTCAGCTCGTAAACGTTCGTTCCGTCTGTCGCGCTGGCTTTGACATACCAAAGCCGGTAGTAGCCCTTGGTGACGTAGTTGAGGAAATGTCGGCGCCAGTCAGCCTGCAGACGGGCGGCATTGGGGCCGCCAGGAAGGAACTCCCGCTTGAACACATCCCACGCCAACTGCACGAACTCCATCGGCAGGCCAGTACCTTCCACGTACTCCAGCAAGGGTCGGTAGTCGCTGATTGCCTTTTCCCCGGTCGAACGGCAGTTCTCCAGGAAGGTTTTCAGGGACACTCGGGCCTTGCGTTCCCGCTTGGGTTTGGCAGCCGAAGGCTTGCCGGGCTCATCACCCCCCAACGGGGGGTTAGGGGGGATTATTTCTTCTTTCTCTTCTCTTTCTCTAGCTAACGCACTAGTAACGCTGCCAGCGTTACGGAATTCATCGTCTTGCGTTTCATGGGCGTTACCGACTCGATGGTTTGCAACCCTTTTCGCTGTCTGGGCGCGTTTCTTCGCGGACGCACCATTGTGATCCTCGAAGTTGACAATGCGGATGCCCTCTGGGTGATCCGCGATCCAGCCGATATCCGCCAAAGCCTGCCCCAGACCGGGGACGCCGGTCTTTCGGTCAATCTGGCGGGTGGATAGGCCAGGCATGATGCCGTCAACCGTATGCTGGTCTGCTGTAGCCCACAACCAGTACAAACCGCCGATAACCTGGGCCTCCCCGCAACTGGTCAGATCACATAGGCGCGCTATTCTGGGGTCGTCCCACAGGTTGCCGCGCATCTTGATCCAATCGGCTGCCATTACCTGCCCCCCGCCAGCATTCGCTTGACCGCCTCAGCCCACGCATGGACGTGCGGCGCCATGGCCTTGCGGCGCTTCAGCATTGCCAGCTTGCGAGCGTGCCGCATGGCGTCCTGATAGTCTTTTTCTCGATTCGTCATCCCTGCCTCCGTAAGTAATCGCCCAGCAGGCGGTTTATGTCGGCTTCAGCGGCGTCCGGCCATTGCCCAAGGCAGCGCAGCCGGCGCCTGGTTTCCTGGATCCACTGGATTTGGTATGCGGCGGACGTAGCCTTGTCGTACACGCCGCCCTGGTCGAGTTGGTGGTGGCAGCCGCGCCGGCCCGGCTCATCGCAGCACAGCGGCACCAGAAGGGCGTCAGATGCCTTCAGCCCCATGCCCTTCCCTGCTGCCAGCAGGTTCAGATGAGCGGCCTGTGACCGATTGAAGCGGCCGCAGCAGGCGCAGGGCAACGCGGCGACATTCATGCGGTGCTGCCGGCTGCGGAATAGCGTGGCCTCTTTGTGGCCCAGCGGACGCAGGAAATCGAGCGCCGCAGCCACCTTGTGCCCCAAACCCTGGCCGCGATCAGCTTTGGACCGCTTCATGGGCGTCCTACGCTGGAGGGTGGATGTGCGCATCAGCGCCCCTCCTTCCACGCCACAAACGGCTTGCGAATTTCGTCGTGGAACCGCTGGGCGGCGTTCTGGTTGTGATCCAGCTCGGCCCTCGATTCGACGCCGCAAACAAACCGGACCTGGTTGGCGGCCTCTTCGGGCGTCAGGTCCCCCAGGAATCGCAGGAAGTCCGGGTTCTGGCACATCTGCCCGGCCAGCCTGGCAAGCGGGCCGCCCTTTGGCTTGTCGCTCGTTTCCGCTTGATCCTGAGCGACAACGCCGCTTGACTGCTCAAAGTTGGCGACAAGCGGGGCCAGCGCCACCGGCATGTCGATGTTCGGGAACAACTGAAGAAATGCGGCACGGCACGAAGGATCGATGTCGATCTGCACGCGGATGGTGCCGTCCGCCATTTCACGAAGCTGCCTGCGGGTGCCGGAGATCGCGTTCATCACCCCACCATTCCCTTCATGCGCTGAATGGTTTCCGCAACCTCGGACATGACGGCATTGCCCGCCGCCTCTACTCGGGAAAATTCGGAGGGGTCAACGCCGCCGTCGGCCAGTGATTCGTGGATCTCTTTCCCGAACATGCCGCTGGCGAACATGAACGCCGCGACCTTTTCCAGAACGGACATGTCGCTGTCGCCACGGCCGGACGGTGCCTTGATGAGCAAATAGCCCTCGGCGTGCGCCCAGGCCCGCAGCATCTGATGGTCGCCAGTCATGGCCGTGATGCGCTGCGCCTCGGTAAACGTCAGGTGGTGCGTGTCGTTGTTGGGGTTGACCTTGTTGCGCAGCACGGCGGGCGAAATCCCGACTCGTGGGCCGAGGGATTCGCTGCCGCCCGGATAATCGTGAACTACGTGATACGCCGCGTCCGTCGTGTTCATCGCGTCATCTCCTGAACGTATTTGTTTTTTGGGGTTTTCCCTAAACTGCATTCATGACGAAACTGAAAGAAGGCGGCCAGCCCCAGCCGGATATGATCGAGACTCCACAACCTCAACCTGATACGAAAGGGACTGACCATGAAAGAGACCGTCTTGACCTTCAACTTCATCAATGCAGCCAAGAACCACATCCCGACAAACATTCCCTCTCCCAAATTTACGGGCGCGATGTTCCCGAACTTTGGCGACAGCCTCTCGTTCCCAGGAATCGACGCTTGGTTCTTGGTGCATAGCAGGCATTTCGAGATCGGAGCCGATGGGGCGGTATCCGTCACGCTCAACCTCGATTTAGCGAAGGAAATTCCGACTGCTTGAGACCGACCCCTGCGATTGTTCGTAGATCTTTGGCGGAAATTCTTGTTTCCATCTTCCAGAACCCCGCCGCCAACCCTTCTGAGCCGACGCGCTGGCGTTCTTCATGGAGCGCCAGCGCAGGCCGGACCAGGAACAACACGAAACGGGCGTATAGGTCACGCATTTGAAGTGCCTCTCGAAAAGGAATAACCATGAGCAAGCCAGAGCCGTTTTTTCATCCCATGCAGTACGCAGAAATCGCCATAGAAAATGAACATAGGTGTGTCACGATCCTTCATTACGCCCACCCGAAGGATGGTCATCACTTCCGATCTGGCTGGCTGATGTCTGCGGACCAAGCGCGGGAAATCGCCGCGAAACTGATCGAGGCCGCTGATCTTCTAGAGAAGAACCCAGCCCCGCGTAGGCACTGATGACTACTCTGTTCGGCAGGCGAATCCCTCGGCTGGCGATCCCCTTGTCGAATAGCCAAAACAGGACGCGGGTAAGCAGGTCACGCATTGGATGGCTCCTTGGGGGTGGGTTGGGCAAACAACAACCCATCCAGGGTCAACGAAGGCTCGGCCTGGATCAGGCGGCGTGCCATGTCCGGGGATGGCCTACGCACCCCAATGGCGATTTGGTACAGGTACTTCTGGTTGGCGCCAGTGGCTTGGTGAAGCCGGGCAAAGACAGAAGGCCCTTCTTTCGAATACAGGTCGGCTAATGTGCTCATGCCTATACAGTAGCGATTCGCTACCGGATTGTCAACAGCGAATCGCTGGTATTCGCGCGGGTAGCCGATTGCTACTATTTACCTATGAATAATCGAGATATCCGCCTGGCTAACCTGCGATACGCCATCCGTTTCTTCGGAGGGACGGCAATGCTTGCCGAGGCCGCGGGTTGCAGCAAAAAATACCTTGACCAGATAGTCCAAGGCTTCCAGAGCGGAAACGACCGAAACCCCAGGAAGCTTGGTGATTCTGTGTCGGCCAAGATTGCCGAGGCGCTAAGAAAAGAACCTTACTGGATGGACCAGCCGCACCCGGAATTATGGGACGAAGAAGGACGTACGCTTGAGAAAGGCGGAGAACTAGGGCATTCCATACTGGATAAAAAAACAGGTCTGGTTACGATTTCTCGATACGATACCGGGGGATCTATGGGGGCAGGGACGGTTTTGCGAGACCAGCCAGGCGTTATTGAGCGGCTAGATGTGTCTCACGAATGGCTGGAAAAGAACGTGCGCGGGCATACAACAGCCAAGAACTTATGCGTAGTGACCGGATTCGGCGACAGTATGCGGCCCATGTTCAATCCGGGCGACCCACTGATCGTGGATGCTGGCGTCAAAACTGTGGAGTTCGATGCCGTCTACTTCTTCCGCGTCGGGGACGAGGGGTTCATCAAACGGCTGCAGCGCGTCCCTGGAACTGGGCTGCTGGCGATTTCAGAGAACCAGGCATACAGGGACTGGCTCATCAAGCCGGAAATGGATTTCGAGGTCTTTGGGCGCGTCCTGAAGGTGTGGCGCAGCGAGGACTTTTGATGCACTGGCGTTCGCAGCTTAGATGCATCTGGCTGGACGGCGTGTTGTTGATTGGAGGCTAAAAATTGAAAACCCGGATTGTTTCAGTATCTATTGTGGCGGCCCTCAGCGCATGCGCGCAGCCTGTCTACCGGGCGCCGTATGCCCAACAATACATGGCCCCCACATGCTCTTCAGATGTCGAATGTTCTCGGAAATGGGCGGCGGCTAGAGAGAAAATTCAAGCGCTCACCGGCATGAGGATCCGGTCGGCCACTGACGACCACATGGAAACATTCACTCGACGCGGCCCGCCAATCATGGGGATCGTTAACAAAATTGCCAATGCCGATGGAAGCTACACGATCCGTGGACGCATCGCATGCAACAGCAGTGCGCCGAACGTTTGTGGGGACTTGCCCGGCAAGGGCACGGACGCTTTCAATGCGGCTCTCGGCGGCAAGCGTATCTCATCAGATTAGATGTGAACTCCCGCCAGATCGTGCTGGCCTGGTCAGACGGTGTTTTTTTGGACGGAAGGTAACCAGACTTTAGTCTTATGTGGAAATGTGAGGGGAGAATGAAAAGGGTAGCCAGTATCGGAGTTCTCGCGCTTTTGGCGGGGTGCGTAACTATGCAACCGCAAGAGGTTGAGTACAAATTGCTCAGCAGCTTTGATGCAGAATTCGCCAAGACCCAAATAGCGCAAGGCGACGGGGAAATTAATGGGACAGCTTTTCTCAGACAACAAGGGGGTGGCGTGGTAACTTGCGCCGGCCAAGATGTTCACATGACCCCTGTGACACAGTACGCATCAGATCGCCTGTTTCGTATCTACGGAACCGCCCCCGCCGTTGGGCATACTGTTGGCTCCGATATCAGAGAGGCACTAAGAGTCAGGATCAAGTTCGTGCCTGACTTCCCTGAATACAAGGAATACTCTAGAGCCACCAAGTGCGATGCACAGGGGGAGTTCCGATTTGAAAACGTCAAGGATGGGGACTACTACATTTCGACTCCTGTCGTTTGGCAGGTTGGTGCTCATCAAGGTGGGTTCCTGGCGACTCGGGTCAAAGTCGAGAACGGCAAAACGCCTCGGGTAATCATGACGAGATAACGCCACCCTGTATTCAGGCCATACCGCTGTGCGTACCCTTTTATTTCTTCTTGCGCTGCTGGCTCTATCCGCGTCGGCCCTGGCGCAGAACAAGCCCTGCAGCGCCCTATTTTTTGAGTTGGCAGTAACTGAAGGTTGGGGAGTGTTAGGGGGTATGTTGGGCAGCGGGAGGGGTCGCGACAATCTCCCTCGTGTAACATCGTTTCGTCGACAGTGTGCCCCGATTGGATACAGCGTGAACCGGCGTGACTTTGTGGGATGTTGGGTTATATTATGGGGCTTGACACCAGATCATCCCAGGAGCATCACATGAAGCATCTAGTGAACCTGCTGATAGGCGTCGGATCGATCATGGGTGCGTTTGGCGCCTTTGCTAGCTATGACCGTCCGAAGATCGGCGACCGCGCCAGGGACATGAACAACCTGCGTGCGGACGTCCGCTCTTCCGGGAAAACACTAAGAAATCAAGCTGAGAAGGCGGAGAAACACCCACATGGGTCGATCAACCACCGCGCAGTTGCGCGATAAAGATCGGCATCTAACAGTTTCGCAACACGACACCGACGCGCCCATCCTCCCTGTTGAGCAAATTGCTCGATTGCGAGAGATTCACCCTGAGCGAGTCGATTGGGTATTTCAGGAAGCAACCAAAGAAGGCGATTTCCGTCGGTCAGAGACAAAGCGGGTCAATACCTTCGTGTTCATCGAGCGCGTTGGGGGCATCGTCGCAGGATTGTCTATCGGACTCTACGCCCTTCACATTGCCCACTCACTTGCCATGGCAGGGCACTATTGGGTCGCAAGCATTGTCGGCGGCACTACTGTTCTGGGTCTTGTGTCTGCCTTCGTGATCGGCGCCAAGCGCAAAGCAAAGCAACAATCCGACCCGCCTCAGCGGAAGTGACCAAAGAAGCCGCCCACCGAGGCGGCTTTTGTTGGCTCGCCCTGCCGGGGCTTTTTTGCGCCCGCACTTCCTGCCTGGCTGCCCCTGATCTGGCCCGCCTGTTCTGGTGGGGCATGTCTGGAGCTATGTGGCACTCACTCGTGGAGGTCTTTGGTAGGGCACATCCAGCAACAGGTCCGCATGTTCGAGCATGGCATCCTTGACTCCATGGCCCATGGTGACCAAGTAGAGCCTGGCCCCCTCGCGACGAGCGAACTTCATCGCAGGCACGAAATCACTATCACCGGTCACCAACACGATGACCTGCGCGATCTTCTTCAGCGTGAGTGCGGCTATATCCAGCCCGATACGCATGTCCACGCCCTTCTGCTGGATAGCTGGAAGCAAGTCATCGTGTCCGACCTCTACTTGCTGCGCGCCGTTCTTGAGCTTGCTTGGACGAATCCGCCAGCCATTGTGGGTCAACTCTCCCATCCGGAGAGCCAAATTGTCCAGCCTTGGAAGTTGTTGGTGAAGGGTCTGATTTCGCTTGGCCGCCGGCTCCAATGAGTAGTCGATAAGAGGCCCGCCCAGGGGCTTCTGAACCTTGTCAGTAAGAGGGGCGGCATCATAGAAGTACACCCTATGCAAGCGCAGATCGCTTAGGGCTGGGTGGCTGACTACGGCGGAGATGAAGACTTCTGCGGCCTCTGCCGTCATGGGGTTCGCTGCATTGCCGAGCTTTCTTTTTATGAACCCGCCGTCAACCAAGACGGCATAGCAGAGTGACATAGCGTTCTTGTAGTGGGTGACCTCGGGCAGGCGGGGCAAAGCCCTCTTGGATGGTAGCCCGCCGTTGGTCGTTTCTATGCAAGCAAAGCATAGCAAACCGCTCGCCCCCTGGCAATATTTTCCTAGCCCGCCAACTGAGCCTCACCACTGTTCTGGGTGGGGTTTTCCCTGATCCTTTTCGAATCGCCCCGCCACTCAAACTCTTGCGCCGACTATCTGCAGGCTCGCGACTGTTTGTCTGTTCGGGCTGCTTGGCTGCCCTCCCCTGATCTGACTCCTGCCCTTGCGCCTGGCTGGCCTGAATCTCGGCCTGCGGTGTTGGGGTTTTCCCTTGCCGCACAATTTGGTAGCGAATTGCTGTTGACATGATGGTAGCGACTTGCTACTATTCACCCATCGACTCACAGAACAGCCTAGCGCCAAGCGCAGCCCAGTAATGAGTCAGCAGTACCCCGCCACTGGCGGATTGCAGGACAGGCGGTGGCTCCGCCGAGAGAGAAAGCCCGTTAGCCCGAATGACGCCAGTAAGGGTCGCGTGAGAAGGGAAAGCCTAGCCAGGGCTGCAACCTGGTGGACCGGAACGCCAGGACGAGTCCCTTGAGAGACCTGGTTGCTGCGAGCAAGGATCCGAACAACTTTCGGTGCTACGGGCGGTATGCCGTAGCCGGACAGCCCACGAAACGGGCCGAATGCCAGTCTTGGCGACCAACCAGGCTGCGCCGTGCAAGTCGGCAACTAGCGCCCGAGCGTCGTGGTATCTCGCTGGGCGCTGGGTTTATCTGAATGCCGACCACGACGGTCCGGGCATTTTCATGAACCTGGAGACCATGATGGCGAAAGTCACCTATTACAGCGACATCAGCGGGGAACCAGTAGAGCTGCTTTCCTTGGACTGCATGCCGAACGCTGAGTACCGGGGCCGCTGGCCAGGGGTAGTCGGGCAGAAGTACGACGGCTACCAGATGTGGGTAGGCCGGGCAGCAAACGGAGAACTTCTTCCGATGACCCGTTGCGTGTTCCGCAAGGCTTCCCCGTCGAACCACAAGTGCAGCGCCCGATGCCTCAACGCCAAATGCACCGGCCGCAGTGAGTGCGAATGTGAATGCGGCGGAAAGAACCATGGCTTGGGCATGTTCACACAATTCCGGGAGGCCGCATGACTGTCCGGCTGGTAGTGATCGACGCCAGGAAAAAGCCCTGGCGCCTGACCCGATTCGAAGGGCGGGAGATAGCAGACACCGCTGAGCTGCTTGTGCCTCGCAATGCAGACTCGCGGGAAGTTAAAGAAGTGATCGAGCAATTCCGGCTGGCCGAGAAAGAGCCGGCCGACGCGGTAGTCAGTTAAGGCAGCGCACGCCCAGGAGCCGTCACAGACGGGAGTAGCCAG